CCACCGTTTACTCTGTGCGTTCTTATAATGCGTAGCCTCGTCCACAATAATTAGATCGAACCCACCGTTACGTATGTCCTCTTCTACAATTTCTACACCATCGTAGTTGATTACAATAAACTCTGCATCGCTGTTAATTATTTTCCTACGCTTATCTGCGCTTCCATGCGCAACATCAACTTTACGGTGCATAGCTACTTCAAAGAGATCGGCTCGCCAAGCTGAGTCCATGATGGATAGTGGACATATAACAAGGGCACGGCGCACTTTGCCTTGGTTCATTAAGAAGTCTGCTGCCCAAATAGCTGCGGCGGTCTTACCTGTGCCTTGTTCGTTAAAACAGAATGACTTGCGGTTGAGCGTTAGGAACTCGGCGGTAGTGCGTTGGTGATCCATAGGTTTAAACCGCCCTGACCACTTGTATCGTTTTGTAATTGGAGAGGGAGCTTTTACACCAAGACTTCTTAGAGTGTGTACCTCGTCTACTCCCCAGCTCACAGCAACTTCGGTTGCACTTACTTCTTTGCTCCTTGGTATCGTTTCGGTGATACGTTTGGGATTGCGTAACTTTAACAGCAACGCCTTATCATTTACTATCTTCATGTTCACTCCGTGTTAGTGTGGCACTAACGTTTTTTACCTTTACTTAGTGCGCCACCTGCTGCTCTATTCTTTTTGCGGCTTTGTACTTTTACACCGTCTTTGTTTTTCCCACCTTTACTTAGTGGTTTTTTGTGAGCAATATCCTTGCCCTCTCGTTTATCGGCCTTACCGTTCTTGTTGGCATCTCTACCAGTTTTATCCATTTTGCGCCTAGCTTTCTGGCGCTCCATACGGTTCTCGTGCTCACCGCGTTTCTTTTGTTGCGAGTATTCTTTTTTATAGGGGCGTGGTTTATTTTTGTATGGCATCAATTTGCTCCGTTATGCGGACACTCAGTAACAGGACAATGTCGTCTACATAATCCGCTAGGTTTAGGGTTCCAAACATTATTTCTAAATGCTTCTTTCATTATACCATGTTTAGATAACCATTTCTCCCATAATTTGTCTTTATCAAAAACAGTATATTTGTCCTTGACAAGATCATTTGCTACTACAAACAGCAACCCTGCACGTATTTTATCTATATCAGGGAAGTGCGCAAACACAGTTAACGCCATAAGCTCCAACTGTCCTTTGTCTGCATACCGTGACGACTTACCAGTCTTGTAATCAATCACCCACGCAGCGCCGCCAAGTGTGTCCACTATGATAAGATCCGCTATACCACGAAACCATACGTTTTTATCAAAGAAACCACACGGTTCTAGGTTTTCAGTCAGCCCCATCTTACGCTCTGTTAACTTAACACCACGCTTGTCATTGAGACTGTCGAGCATTCTCTGTGCAAAAATAAACTTTGGGTCTATTGGTTCTCCCTTACCAATATAATTTTCGGCTGCTTTGTGAAAGGCGCTTCCGTAACGGATTGCTTCGGTTTCTACAAAGGGGTGTTCCTTCAAAACGTTCACGTGGTAAAACTGTTTTGGGCACGTTTCAAAACCTTTGAGTTTACTATACGACCAAGGGGCTGCGTTCACTCACATTCTCCATATGATTTGGCGGTGCCTGCTTCACAGTCGATTGGTAACCCTTCCGCCCACTCAGGCACCCATCGCATTGATTCTTCAACGTACGCTTTAGCGTCAGCGGTTTCGGCATCGGGCACACAGCATACGATTGAATCGTGTACAGTTAACACTACTTTGTATCTCTTGGCAATCCGTAACATCTGGTCACCTATAATGCACCGTGCGATACCTTGGCAAACATTCTCTACAACCTTACCGCCGTAAATCTTCTTTTCCCCTGCGCGTACCTTATAGTAATATTGTGGACCTTTTTCTTCTTGCTGCATAAACAAGCCATGGTAAAACATGGACAATCCAGAAGGCAGTATAACAGCTTTACCTGTGGGATCTATGTCCAAAACTCCGGACCGACCCACTAGCAGCTTATCCCCTTGTACCATATAACGTAGCATGTTCTGACAGTTGCGCCATAGTTGGCTTATCTTCCAATTAGCATCTCGGTATATATTTATAACACGTCTTGCTTCGTCCAACTCCATGTCAAACCCAAAAGACTTTAGCTGCGCTTGAAACTTTAATGCGCCCATACCATATCCTGCGCCAAGTATCGTAGTCTTACCGACAAAACGTTGATCCTTGGTAACGTCTTCTACTGCAACGCCGTAGATAGTGGATGCCATCTTCTTATATACATCTTCTTTGTTAGTGAACGCACTAACAAGATCATCCTGTTCCGCAAGCCATGCTAGAACACGCGCTTCTATCTGTGCGGAGTCAGCTTCTATAATTGTGTGACCTTCGGGTGCTATGATCGCACTCTTTAATGCTTTGGCATTTGGTCCTCTGCTCGGTAGGTTTTGCAGGTTGATCTTGTCATCACCGCCCCAACGACCAGTGTGTGCGGCGTAGTATCTAACGGGTACAGGGAGATTACCGCGCGAGGATATATCTATAAACCTCTTAGTACGTGTTTCCTCTAAGGTACTTTTGGTACCCAGACGTGCAGAGACTAAGGCTTGAACCTTATCATTGTCGTGTTCGAGCAATGCCTTAAACTCTTCGTCACTTTTAGCAAACGCGTAGGTTTCTTTCTCGGTAGTGGGACTAATCTTTGTTGGGGGCACTACACCTAAACCTGTCAGTAGGTCAGCAAACTTCTGGTTGGACATCAAGTCTTTCTTGTCTTGAATGTTTGCGTCAACCATCAACTGCGCTTTACGCTTCTTAACATTTTCAATATGGTTAGTCAGCAGTTCATCATTCAACTCTAGTGTTGGTTCGGTGAACATGCGCAACGTAAGGTCGATTAACTTTAGTTCCTTGCGCGGGAATTTACGTGCCATGATGTTAAAGAGTTTGTATGTTAATCCGACATCGTTAACACAGTAGTCACCATACGTTGACAACTCATCAGGAGAGAAGTCTTTTCGTTGTTTACCCATAGCACGTACAACTTCAGTGCCCTTAGTTCCTACATCGTATCGCAATGCGACTGCTTTAAGTGCAGCAGACGTTTCCACACCATGCAAGGCTCTCGCCATGTGCATTGTATCAGCCAACGCTTTTGGGTGTATATCAAATTGCCAAGACAGTATCGCACCATCAAACATGGTATTGTGAGCTAACACCAAACTATTAGCCCAATTAAACTCACGCAGATAATTCTCTATCTGCCTATGTGTTCCACTAGCCCATTCGGTTTCGGCATTGTTTACTTTGACACCCACACCTATAACTTCAAAGCGTGGGTCGCGCACATACTCTTCGGTTGTCATTTTGGAAAGACTGTACTCACGCGAATAATATGTCTCAAAATCTAACGTGATAAGATCCATCAGTCTTCCTCCCAAAACTCATCTTTCAACAAACGCAATAAAATTTTTGCTTTATAATCACCGCGATTTGTCATGTCTTTCAAATACTCTAGAAGCATATCTTTTAATTCATCAGTCATCGTCTTCCTCCGTGAGCTTACTTGCTAACTCGCCACCACAAGCCATGTACCCACAGGCATCTACCCAATTATCCATATGCTTCGGGTTTGATCCTATCCTTGCAACTTTTAATAACGTCATAAGCACAGGCACATCGTGTGGTTTGATAAAGTCTATCAGCCCCAAATGCGCGTTCCACAATGTAGCTATACGAACAAAGTTCGCTTCCATGTCGCCGTGATCTGCTGCACGGTCCTTCGTTACATAGCCTTTGGCGGTGTCTAACACCTTTGCACGATCCCACACTTGTGGTGGTGTAGGAATTTCTTCGCGCCAGTTTTCCGAACTTATTCGGTCAACTAGTTTGCAGACGTATCCTAAACTAACATTACACGCGTCTGCCACGTCTTGTAGTTTTGCATTGCGGTTCGCTAGTAGATACGTCCACACTCTTTCTTCTCTCTTGGTCATCATGTTCTCCATTGTTCCAAGGCGTAGGCGCAAGTGATATTTTATCTTTGTTCACTGCCATCTTGCGTTTGTGTCCTAGCCATTCTTTTTCTGCTTTAGTCCAACGTTTCATAAATTAC